AAAGGGAAGGGAAGAATGTTGTCTCAAAATCATTAGGTGTTGAACCTTCAAAGATGATGCTGGAGCTTTGATTAAGTTCTAAGTTTCCAGTTAATAGTCCACCAGTAAGATTCAATTTCTCTGTATCTAATTCTTCTAAGACAGATTGAACGTTTGTATTTTGAATACCTCCTGTAGCTGTAACCCCAATATTTGCCGCAATTTGACCAGCAATAAAGTTTGAAATATCAAGTTTTTCCCAAGTATTTCCATTACTTAGGATCATGTCAGGTGGGTTAATTGTGACTGTTGGAGCTGGTGAAGTTCCTGTTCCTGACTTATCACAAACAAAGTAATAACGATTATTGGCAGCAGAAGCAGCTTGAAGAGCAGCGTTTTGAGTAAATCCTTGTGCTGTTCCTGCTGCTGTTAATGATGTAATTTTATTTGTATCAGCCCTATAGTTACCTGCATAAATAATCTCACCAGAAGTAATTGTTACTGGCTGGAACGCTGATCCGTCATAAACATATAAATCATCATTGGTTAAGTCATAGAAGAATTGACCTTTAAATTCTGCCGTTGGGAAGGTAACAACTCCAGAAGTTGATTGAGCACCAGTGAATTGACAAACAGAAGAGTCTGCAAACTTAACTCCTGTAATTGTATTCGTTCCAAAACGACCTACATCAAAGGTTCCAGACGTTATTTTTGTTGCAGATAAATCAGGAATATCACCCGCTATTAAATTGGCCCCAGACGTGACAACTCCTTTTACATCTACTGTCACTTTTCCATAAGTTCCTGCAGTTACTCCACTTGTTGAAGTTGAAATAGCACCTGATCCATCGACACTAATTCCTCCTCCAGATGTAACTTGAACAGCACCTTTAGCAGAGGTTGTTGCAGCAGGAAGATCACCAGCTACTAACGCAGTAGCAGCAGTTATTTGTCCTCTTGCATCAAATGTGATTCCTGAGACGGTTGCAGCAGTAACGCTATTAGAAAGAGATAACGCACCCGCTCCAGTAACAGCTAAACCAGTACCAACTGAAACTCCACCAACAGCAGATGTCGTTGCTACAGGAAGATCAGAAGCAACAAGAGCAACCGTTCCAGTAATTAATCCTTGAGCGTTGTATGTGATTCCTGAACGAGTAGCGGCTGTAACTGTGTTGTTAATTCCAAGATTTCCTGCGTCTACATTTAGCGATCTATCAATATTTGCAGTTGCTAATTTCGCTGCTGTAATCGTTCCATCAAGGATTTGATTAGTTGTGATAGCGTTAGCAGCAATCTTGGCAGAAGTAACAGCCGAACCAGATATAGCTCCAGTGTCCACAGAGTTGTCTGCCAATTCAGAAGCCGTTACAGAATCAGCAGCAAGTTGAGTCGAACCAATTGCTCCTGTGGCAAGAATTGTTCCAGGTAGGTTTGCAGCTAACTTCGCAGCAGTAATATTTGCATCAAGTACTTTTGCTGTTGTTACGGCGTTGTCTTGAAGAGCATTAACATCAACACTTGCGTTTCCTAGTTCTGACGCTCCAATAGCATTTGCAGCAATTTGACTTGCCGTGATTGTATCTGTAGCAATTTTTGCCGCAGTTACACAGCTTGCAGCTAGAGCCGCAGTATCCACACTATCGTCTGCCAGTTCACTAGCTCCCACGGAATTTGCAGCCAACTGACTTGCAGTGACGCTAGAAGCAGTTAATTTTGCCCCAGGAATATCTCCATCACTAATATTTAACTTTGCATAAGCAATTGTTGTATCTAATAACTTTGTTCCTGCAATACTTCCTGCTAGTTGTGCATTAGTTATCGTTCCACTTAGATTTGCTGTTGTATATCCAGTTGCATCTGCCAAGTTAAAAGCAGGAGTAGCATCTGTAGCCCCAAGAGCAATACTGACCCCACCAAGAGAGATACTTGAATTTGCAAGCTTGGCATTAGTAACCGCACTATCTTGTATTGCTCCTGTTGCAACTTGGTTTGTTGCTAACGTTCCAACCTTGGCTGCTGGTATATCTCCTGCATCTAAAAACTGTGCGGCTGCTGCTACTAAATCTTTAACAGTAACCTTCTTAGTCTCGGTAGCACTGAGGTCCGCTAGTGCTAATACATCCGTTGATTGAATACCCGCTTCAACTAATGCGGGTAACGCAGTTATCTTTAAATCAGCCATTTACAAGTTAACGAAACACCTTTGCAAATAGTTTAAACCTGTTCGAGCATTATGCGACTATCATCTTCCTGAAGAATCCGATCTGTGTCTTCTTGTAATAGGACACCAGGAGCATCACCAATCTTTAAACCAACCACGCCATTCGTTACAAATTCAATTCTTGTCTCGACAACTTCAGCAGCAGCAACAGTTACAGCAACGTTTGTAATAATACAATTAGCTTCATAAAAAACATTATTTTTAGCGTTATTAGAATCTCTATATAGATAGAACACCCCATCAAAGTCCGAGCCTTGTTGAGTTCTAACAATTAATTGAGCAAGATAAAAAGGAAATTCTGGATCAACGCCATAATTATTTGCACGGTCCTCTGAACTATAAGCATGTTCCCAAATACAATTCATGGAGCCTTGACCACTGATTAACCCCGCTTCATATTGATTTTTAAATTCATCTCCAAGATTCGTTAAATCAACTTGCTCTCTACTCGTTGTCATCTCAAAATCTCTAATTTTTGCTATATGCCTGAAATTGTCATTCTTCGTTGTTAGAACAACATCTTTAGCAGCACTTGGAGCAACAAGCGTTAAAGCTGTTGTAGTTAATCCTTCTATTGCATCCGCGAAAGTGTTATATAAACGAATACCACCAACAGGGTCAATATTAATAAACCATTTTCCGTCTGGATAACTATGTCCATTAACAAGCTCAAGATTTGAACCGTCAGTAGTTTCTATTACAACTTGATCACCTGTAATCAACGAACCAGTGCTGTGGTCAAGACTAAATCTTTTGCTGTCTACACTGACATCATAAGGATCTAGCTTGGTTCTAATCCCACTGCTTAACGTGTCCCTTTTCAGAGCAATTTGCCCAGATTGTCCAAAGTAAACACCCATTAATCAATTAAACCTGTAGACCCATAAGGAGCACCATTAGCTTCCCAACTAATATCAGCAGAAGCAACTTCTCCTACTGCATTATTCATCGAAACACCTGTAATAAAGACAGAGAATTGAATATCTCGAATATCTGTAGAGCCTGTCGTCATTCGCATTGTTAAAACGATTTCAGGAGAAGCATCATTGTCACCATCCCCTGCCGAACCTCCTGTTTTCATTGCAGCAATCAAAAATTCATGCAAGTTTGAATTAGCACCTGCCGCAGGAGCCGCAACGTAATAAAACAAACGGCAACTACCTGAATAACTCCTTACCCCTGCCTTCAAAGTTCTATCTGTATCTCCTAGTGAGGTTGTTTCTAAAACAGCCATTGAACTAGAAAAAGACCAAGACTGAACCTTTGCTTGCTTAGAACTCCCTACATAGAGTTCTCCATCACGTCCAGAATAAAAACCCACAACCTTAAATCCATATTATATGGGTGCATCCAAGCAAGCAACAAAACTACAGCTAACATTACTCAATCCATCGAATGTACTTGTAACAGTTGGCGGTGCTGAATACCTCCAAGTAAGACCTGTGTAAGCGCCTGTAATCTCCCTTCTTATGTCATTAGTGCTATAGCCTTGCAAGCCACCATGATAAAACTGAACCTTGTTCCATTCGCTGTTTACTTTTTCGTAGTTTTCAATAATGTCCCAAACTTCTGACTCTGAGAGATTAGAAAAGCCAAGAGTCATTGTGGCATTAACACGTTTATTACCATAACGAATATGTGTTTTTGTTCCGTCTAGCGATTCAAAATCAGTACTTGGAAATCTTCCAGGTATAAATGTTCGACTTGATGGAGCTATTTCAGGGAAATTGTAAAGAGTTGTCATTTTTTAATCCTCAATAACAAAACGAGATCCATCCGTCCATCCTTGTAATATAGCCAGTTTACCGTCGCTAGTTAGTTTGACATAAGAAGCTGCTAAATCAATCAAGCCATCTTCTCCAAACGTAATACTCTCAACCTTATAACATTGATCTGTCTTCTCAGTTTCCTTAATCGTAAATAAAGAGCCTCTATAAGCAGAAGACAAAGTGTTAGAAAAATTTTCAGTAGCTTCTTGTACTTCTTGATCGGAAGGCTTCCAATAATAAAAATCTTTAGAGCCTGTAATCGTATCTTTACTTACAACCGTTCCATCCTCAAGAATCGCTCCATTATTAAATCGACTTGTATGATTTGTTGTTGAAAATACTCTTATATAATCACCAGGCTTAACTCCATTAATGTAATGAGGAGCCGTTTTAAAATTAACAGTGTGATCTGTGTATTCTCTAATACTTAAAATATGTTTTGCAAAATCCAAGGCATGACCCTCAGTCGTGCAAAAACCTGACATGTCATAAGTTTCAATCGGATCATCTTTATGTTCTGATCCTACAAGTCTAATAATTGTTGATTTTGTTTCAGCAAATCCGTTTAACTTTTCTTCTCGATAAAGAACATTTGCCTTAAAGGTTTGTCTGTCTTCAGGAGCAAGGAAACTAACTTGTAAATCTTTAATATTGCCATCAGTAAACAGTGCTTTTATTTCAGGTTTACCTCCATGATTAATTGTATGATCGCTATTAAAAGGAACAGCAGGATATAAGCTAAACTCTCCTCCAATAATTGTAAAATCAAGCAAACAATATAAACCTTGTTCAAAAATAAACTGTCTTAAGTTAACTCTAGTTGAGATCATTCCGTCCCAAAAATATCCATTAGCCTTACAAAATTTGGAAGCTAATGCCAAATTGTTTTTGTTTACTGCTTTCTCAGAAATAACTTTTCCAGCTCCTAGCCTTTTATCTGTCAACAAAGCATAAGCAATATCAGGAAATAGACTTGTCGAACCAGACCAGCCATTAGGTTTTTTGATTCTTATTCCTTGTTGGATATAAGCAGAAAATTGAGTGAAGTTTGTCCACTCTTTTGAACTATCAACCCTTAAACCTGCATACGCTAGATTTTCATAACTTGCCCTGTCATTATTTTCTGTTCTAACAATCTCATTAACATAAACGATTGAATGTTCAGGGCCATCTAAATGGCTGGACTTATCTTGTTGAAATTTCCAAAAATCAGCAGCAGCATCATAAGGATTTAAATTATCTGAGTAACCACTAACTCTTTCGCTGCCGACTGGAACTTCATGGACATCTACAGGTACTTCCTGATTAGGCATACTACCTTTATTAATACTGTCTTTAGTAACAGCAACAGCAGGAATAATAACTTTATCTCCTATTCTATAACCGCTTCCGGGCTCACCCTCCATTGACCACGTTGCATAAGTTTGAT